CACGTCTCCGGCTTTTCTCGCGAAAAAGAACGCTTTTCCGTTGTACCGTCAACCGTTCCAACGGTGGAACAACGTGCTAGGATCGTTTCATGGGTGAAGCCGAGGACATCGCACGCACTCTCCACGCCGCCGCCATGCCGTTGCGCGCCATCGCCGAACGACTGGCGCTGCTCGGGCACAAGACGAGCGCAGGCACGCCGTACGGGCCCTCGGCGGTCGCTCGGATGGTCGCCGCTCCATCCTGCCCCAAGCCCATGACCCCCCGCGCGCCGTCTCCCGTGGCCCCTGCGCCAGCGCGCGAACCTCTGCCGGCCCTGCCACCGGACGCGCCAATCGAGGACCGTCTACGGCGACGCCTCGCCGAGCTGGACGAGCTGGCGGCAGAGGCTCGCGGCGAGGGTAGCTATACGCCAGCCGTCGCCGCGAAGAAGTCCGCCATCGCGCTCGAGCTCCAGATCGAGGCGACGCGACGGGCCCCGGACGTGGTCGACCCGTCGGAGGGGATGACCGATGAGGAGATCCGATCGGCGCTGGTCGAGGCCGTTGCGGGGTGGGACGAGTCGACGATCGAAGCGGTGCAAGATGCGATAAATGCGCGAATCGGGATTCGCGGATCGGGATTGCAAGTGCTCGCAGGCGGGTGGTCCAGAGAGGGGACGTGATACACTAGTGAGGCCCGGAGCGCGCTAACGCCCCGAGCCTCGGCACTCAACCTGATTGGAGGCTAAATGCGCATCGATGATAACGTAATTCACAGGTTCTGGTCCAAGGTCAACAAGGACGGCCCGACGCAGCCGCACATGTCGACTCCGTGCTGGACGTGGTCAGCAGCGAAAGGCTCACACGGTTACGGGTACTTCGGCGTCGACAATAGGTGCTACCTTACTCACAGGGTGTCCGTTGCGATTGATGGCCGCGACATCAACGGAAAGGTCGTCATGCACGACTGCGATACGCCCGCGTGTGTTAACCCGTCACATCTCGTGACCGGCACCCATACGGACAACATGCACGACATGATCGCGAAGGGGCGTGCACGGAAGGCGTCGGGCGAGGATGCAAGCAACGCAAAGCTCGCCAACGATCAGTACTCCGAGATCGCGCGCCGGTATTGCGAGGGCGAACGCGCTGTCGTGCTCGCGCGAGAGTTTGGAATCAATCGTCAAACGGTGGCGCTGATAGCCAATAGGTTGTCGCCTCGCGGCGGAGTCCGCCGCCCGCTTCGGGACTTCGCCTGCGCCCGTTGTGGGATCTCCGCCTCGTCGCGGCAACCTGCGGCCAAATACTGCGGCAAACGGTGCAGTGTCGATGCATACCTTGCGGCCCGGACGGCTCGTCGCGGGATGCGGCTACGAGTCGTAGGGGAGTGACCGCCCACGCGATATCCGCTACCGGCGTCGTGCTGTCCGCCGCTGTCGCGATGTCGGCGCGCCGCGCGGCGAACCCGATCCGGTACATCCGGTGGCTGCCGAATCAGTGGTCGTTCCTCGCGTCGCGATCGCGCTGCAAGCAGATCCGCGCGGGCAATCAGTGGATGGGCAAATCCACGGCAGCGCTCGCCGACGTGATCGGGCGCTGCACGGGGGAGCACCCGCTACGAGGTCACCGCTACGACGCCGTGCCGGGGCCTGGGTTCGAGGCGTGGGTAATCTGCGACTCGTGGTCCCAGGCCGTCACGGTGATGGGCAAGCTCTGGGCGCTGCTGCCGAAAGACGCGCTACACCCAGACACCTACTACGATCCGCGCACGGGATTCCGCGGGAAGAATCCGCTCGTCCAGTTTCGCAACGGTGCGATCGTGCGCATCAAAACCGCGAACCAGGACCCTAAGAGCCTCGCGTCGGGGACGATCGACGTGGCGTTATTCGACGAGCCGCCCCCGTCGATGCGCGTGTACACCGAGGTACAGAGCCGACTCCAAGCGAAGGGCGGCGTCATGCTGCTCGCGTACACGCCGGTAAATGCGCCCGTCGCGTACCTCCGCGAGATGGTCGACGAGGGGCGCATCGAGGATCACTGGGCGCCGCTTACCCCGGAGGCGCTGATCCCCGTCGGCTACGATCAGCCGATGCGCGGGCAGGACGGGCAACTGCGGGATGCGGAGTGGATTGCGGCGCTACGTGCGCAGGTACCTCCCGACCAGGCGCCGGTGGTGATCGACGGGGAGTGGGAGTTCCGTGCGCGTGGGGCTTACTTCGAGGGGGCGTGGGACTCGTCGCGGATGGTCCACACGAACGCACCGACGGGCGACGTCGATATCTACCTCGGCATCGACTACGGCACGCGGCCGGGGAAGCAGATTGCCGGCCTTCTGGCGGTGTGGCCGACGGAGCTTGGGCCGTCGGTGTACCTGCTGGATGAGTACGTCGACACGATCGGAACGGCCACGACTCGCATGGACGCGCGCGGGATCCTCGCGATGTTGTCGCGCAACGGGCTCAAGTGGCAGGACCTGCACAGCGCGAAGGGCGACCGCGTCCACATGCCCGGCAAGCTCGAGCAGAAGAGTAACAAGGATCTCGCGCTCGCGATCTTGCGCGAGATGGGATCGACGACGATGTTGATCCCGCAGCTGCGGACCGCAAAGCGCGGCGCTGGTCGCGGCGCGGGATCGGTCGACGTCGGCGGCCGCTGGCTGCGTACGGCGATGATCGAGGGACGATTCGCGGCGCATCCGAGGTGCGTCCGTACGGTGGCCGCGATCCCGAAATATACCGGGGCGGACGACGATAATAAAGATCCCGTCGATTTCGTCAGAATGGCTTTGGACGATCTGATCTTCGCTGGGGTCCCGCGCGGCCCCGTCGCAAACGTCAGGCTAGGCTAGCGCGAACCTCGCAGTCTATCGGCGTCCGACCGATACACGTGACGAGGCACGAGGAATATGCTACGGTCAGGGCGCGAGGTGCTGCGATGGCCTTTCGGCTGACCGAACAAGAGCGCGCGATCGTGCTGCTATGGCGCGCGTTCCTCGCGTACCAGAACGAGCGCGACGCAGCCCATAGGCTACTCGACGACCCGAGCGACGCCGACGAGGAGTCGTGTCGGATCTCGCTGTACCCCGACGGGAGCGGCGAGATCCGAGTCGACCCCGGCGACCCGAATCAGCGCGAGTTCGTCACGGCTCCGTGGTTCGATCTCCCGCTCGCGGCCCGCAAGGTGGACGCGGCGGCGGCTACGATCCGAACGCGGCGCGAGTTGTACGAGGCGGGACAACCGCGCTTCGGGAACCCGCAGCGTGGGCGCGCGAAGGAGATGCGCGCGCCGAATGTTGCGCCCCGGTCCAATCCGGCGTAGACTCCCGATAGGGCGGTGTACCTCGCAAGAGGACGGCGACCCCGAGGCCGATGTACGCACCACCTCCGCAGACCCCGCCGCTACCGAGCGATCCGTACGAAGCGCGCCGCGTCATGGAGCAGCGCCGCCGACGTCGGATGCTCTATGGCTATTGGCGTCAGGACCTCGAGGAGAAGATGCGAGTCATGCTCGACGCCGTGCGTAAGGAGGCATGGGGCGAGCCTGACCTGTCGAGCAACATCTACCGCGCGAGCGTGACGGCGACGGCGGTGCTGTACGATCGCGCGCCGATCTGGCGCGCGTCTGACGTGGCCGGTGATGCGCTGCTCGACGCGGTGGACGACTCTGGGCGCTGGTCGCTGATGCAGCGGGTACAGCGCGACACGATCGGGATCCGCGAAATGTTCGCGCGCGTCGATGCGCTGCGGACGTCCACAGGCGACCTTGAGATCCGACAGCGGCCCGTCCACCCTGACATGGTGCTGGCGACGCCGGACCCCGAATGTCCCGAGCGGCCGATCGAGATCCGAGAGGCACGACTTCGCAAGGGCGTCTGGACGTGGGACGTTCACAGCGTCGTCGACGGCACGATCCGAATCTACAACTCCGACAACTCGCGCGACGTGAGCAACGATCACGGCGGAGTGGTCGAGCTCCCGCAGGACCCGAGCGGCCGACCCACATTGCCGTGGGGCGTGTGGCATGGCGCGCGAACGGGGATGCTGTTCGACCCGTTCGAGCTGCTTGAGCTCGTCGAGGGCTCGCTCACGTGCGCGCTGTACTGGACGTTTTTCGGCCACATCATGCGCAACTGCTCATGGCCGCAACGGTATGGCCTGAACGTGCGCGTGGCAGGCGGATCGCTAGAGGGTCAGGCCGAGTCGGCGCGCGAGGGGATCGTAACGGATCCCGCATCGCTCGTGCTGTTCGAGTCCATCGAGGAATCCATGGGCCAGCCGATCCTGTCGCAGTTCGCAGCGGGTGCAGATCCCGGCGTGATCTCCGAGGCGCTCGGGATCTTCGAGCGTCGTGTTGCGGCGTTCGCCGGAATCAGCCCGGAGTCCGTGCAGCGAGTCGCCGGGGATCCGCGCTCCGGCTTCGCGATCGCGCTGAACACCGAAGCGAAGCGAGAGAGCCAGCGCCGCTATGAACCCGCGTTCAGGCCCTCCGACGAATCGTTCATGCGGACGACGGCGATCGTCGCCAACGCTGCGATGGGTGCGGACGTGTTCCCGGTCGACGGCTACCGCGTGCAATACGCCGGACTCCCCGCGACGGTGGAGGAGCGGCGCGAAGAGCGCGAGCACATGATGGCGCTGCTCGACAAGGGCCTCGCGTCGCCGATCTACGTGTACCGTGTGCTGCATCCCGACCTCGACGACGAGGGCGCGAAACGCGGACTCATCGCGGATCGGATCGCAACGATGCGTCTGGAGTCCGAGGTGCGCCAGATCGCCGACGCCGAGGGCCTCGCGCCGACGGCGGAGAAACAGCAGGCACTCGTCGGCGTCGTGCAGATCTCGCGCGAGATTTTCAGCGACCCGACGATGACGCCGGACATGAAGCGCGCGGCTCTGATCGCATTCGGCGGACTCGACGAAGCCGCGGCCGATCGCCTGATCTCGACGCTGCCGAAACCCGAGTTGGCGATCGAGGTCGAGGACGATCCGCAGCCCGACGCGAGCGAGGAGCCAGACGCGCCGGACTCCACGCCAGACTCTGACGACGCGACCGAACCCCCCGAGTAGAGGACTGCACCCATGGCCGCAACCACCGAACAATTCGACAACTGGTTTACGTACCACGCGCCTACGGATGAGACGGGCCCCAAGTACATCGCGATCACGGACTGCGAGCACGAATGCCGCGACCTGTTCACGCACGCAATCACCCACGACGACATCAACGGCAAGCTGCGTCAGTTTGCCGAGTTGGTCGACCGCCTCGCGCCAGATAGCGCGGACAAGACAGCGGCGATCCGTTGTATCCGCATCGCCCGCAATGCGCTCAACGAAGCACTCATGCTCGCGGCCAAGTCCGACCGGTCCAAGCCACCTGACGTACTCGACCAGTACGGCGCCCGCAGCATCGCGACGGGTCCAGAGCGGGCGATATCGCTCGCCGCTACGACCGCGCGCCAACAACTGATGATGGCCCGTTGGCAGGCGAATAGCGCGATCGCTTGCGGCGGAAAGTAGACAACTCCCACAACAGAGGACTGCACCCATGGCCGGCGAAATTGAAGAGAAGGCGCCCGTACCCTACGCACGCTTCCAGAGCGTGAACGACAAGCTCGCCGCGGCATCGCTCCGGCTGGAGGAACTCGAACCCGTGGCCGCGAAGGTCGCGACGCTCGAACAGGCGATCGCGAAGCAGGCGGCCGACCTCGCCGCCGCGAACGAGCGCGCGGAAATCTACGGAACCGGCATCACGGACCCGGAGGCGATCACGGTCGCGCGAGCGCTCCACGCGGGGCTGCCGGCTGACACTCGGCCCGCGCTGCCCGCGTGGCTGGGTCAGATCAAGAGCGCGCCCGCAACGGCACCGAAGGCGCTGCAACCGTATTTCGCGCAACCGGCCGCCGTCGAGGCCGCACCCGTAGCGCAGCCCGCCGTGGTCGCAGCCGTCGCCGCACCGAAGCCCCCCGCGCCTCCGATCGCGCAGGGCGGCGCGCAGGTCGCGCCCCCGCCCGGCGGCAAGATCGGCGCGGCGGATCTGCGTCAGACGCGAGGCACACCCGAGGGCGCGGGTGTGATGGCCGCATGGCGCGCGCAGAAGGGACTGCCACCGAAGCCGGCGAAGTCGTGATCCCGCACTTCGAGCGCGACGTTGGAGTCGACGTTCGCGACGGAGCGATCGTCATCACACGGCGCGATCCCGTCGATAATACCGTCCATGAATTCGCGCTGTCGACAACGGCGGCGCGGTTCCTCGGCGACAAGTTGCTCGCCTCCGCCTACGTCGGAACGGTGGAGGAGCCAACGCCGGGGTGGGATGAAATCGACGCACGAGCAAAGGCGTACGTTGCGAAGTGCAAGCGGATCGCGATCGCGATCGAGTCGCCGACGTGGCACTCGTTCGAGGTTCAGTTGTGCGCGAAGTCGATCCTGTGACCGACTGGCCCGCCCACATCGTCGGGACGTCCTACGTGGACCTCGACGCCGAAACACTCAACGAGGCGATCCTTCTCGCCGGTGACGGCGGCGTGTTCACGCTGCATCCGCAGCAACTCGCCCAACTCGGGCAAACCATGCCGGCGCTCGTATCCTCGATCGCAGGCATCGCGCCGGCCCGCGTCGTGGCGTCCTTTGACGTCGCGCACTTCAACGGCGGCTGCGACTGGCTCGGAACCTACGTCACCGAGCGACTCACCGTGGGCGTGTGCTCGCGTCGCGTCCTGCCGCTCGTTCGCGTGCCGTCGTGATTACCCACACGTTCACGACCGGCACCGCGACGCTTACCGATGGCGCTGGCGCTAAGCTCGTGCTGGAGGATTCCGCCGCGCAACTATGCGGCGAGGTGTGCGCGATCCCGAGCATGACCAACGCGGAGGCGCAACGAATGGCCGACGCCTACAACCGCGCACTGGCGCGCAAGATCGCACTACACCCGACGCAGATCCGCGACCTACAAGCGGACCTCGCGAACGTGACTGCGGCGATCCCCGGACCCGTCTACGCGCCACCACCGCGCACGGGAAATCGCGCTCAACGCAGGGCACGACGCCGCACGACTTGACGTCTGCGCACCTCGCGCGGTATGCTTCTGGAAACCCGCGTCAACGCCCGTGAAGCAACCACGTAAAAAGCAGCGGTCAGACGCACAACGGCCCCGAGTCGCACTCGTAAAACGCGCCGCCGTCGAACACTCCAAAGGAGATCGACTATGGCCGCTGTTAACGGGATCGTGCTTTCTGGAATCGGTGATCTGACCCTCGCGGAGGCGCTGAACTCCGAGTACCTCGAACTGCTCGCGGATCGGCGATCGCTTCCGCAGCACCCGGCCCTGATGTACCAGGGCCGGATCAACGACATGAAGTCCAACGTCGTGAAGGTCAGCCACCTCGGGATGCGGGGTTACGACGTCGTGTCCCAGGTGGCGGACGGCGCGATCGTGCCGAATACCTCGCTCACCGACGGATCGTCCACGATCACGGTCGTGCGCTACTCCAAGAGCTACAGCGCGTCGGACCTCGCGAAGATCGTCCGTGCCGGCATCTTGGACCCCGCAATCTTCGCGGCCGATGCCGCGCAGTCCGTCGCGGGCCGCATGGTGCAGTTGGCCGCGGACGTGGTGGACGGGTTCACGCTCACCGGCGGAACGACCGCCACGGACCTCGACGCCGCGGATATTCTCGCAGTGCTCGGCACCGCGGACATCAACGAGCTCGTCGGCCCGTTCATGGGCATGTTGCACGGTCGCCAGTGGGCGGATCTGCAGCTCGACCTCGGCACCGCGATCGGCGGGTCGCTGCAGTTCAACGCGGCGACCGCGGAACTCGTCGGCTTCAAGGGCCAGGCGTTCAAGGGCTCTTGGCTCGGCGCCGACTGGTTCGTCTACAACCGCGTGAACTCCGACGGAACCGACCGCAAGGGTGGCCTGTTCGGTCCCGGCGCGGTGCTCTGGATGGACGGCGCGGCGCCTGTCGAGGACCCCTCGCAGCAGATGTCCATCAATGGCGACATCCTCTTCGAGCGCGTCCGTGACGGCAAGTCCGGTGAGACTGCCTACGTCCAGCACAGCTACCGTGGCATGTCGTTGGGCATCCAGAACGGAATCACGATCGGCTCGTCCGCGAGCTAATCCCGCTTGCTCCCGAGGGCGCGATCGCACGGATCGCAGTCCTCGGGCAACCGCTCCCTTGGGAGCTTTCGGAGGACTGCGACACCATGGCGAAACTACCCGATCCCGAGACGCCGAAAGCCGGCGCGCCCGCCCCCACCGTTGGCGCCCCTGCATTGCGCCGCGAGCACATCGCCGCCGCGTCGATGCGCGTGCCCAAGGCCATTGGCCCGGTGAAGTCCGCGCCCGCTCCGCTCGGCGCAGCACGCGGCCCGTTTTGGTATTGCATCCACCCGCTCCGTTGGCGCGTGCTTGAGGGGCAAGTGGTCCCCGATCCGAAGCCGCTCCACGGTAGCCCCGGCGCGAACGGCGTCGACCGTGGCCGGCGCGATCCGGTGACCGGGATCGAGGGCCCCCCGAACATGGTCCACGCTTTCCACGCGCAGGCGGATCAGGGCTGGACGGTGCTCGATCACGAGGTCGGCGGACCCGGCACAAGCTACCTTCAGCAGATCGAAAGCACGGGCGGCTGGACGTCGATCTGGACCAAGAGCTACCCCGGCTCAAAAGACACGAGCCACAACGGCAAGGCCGAAGCAGCGTGGTGGACGGACCTGATCGCGCGCGGGATTTTGGAGCCGTGCCCCTTGCACGTGCTGACGAACATGCGCCGAGACACGGTGCGCACGCTCGATCAGACGATGGAACGCAACCGCCCGAAGGACGGCGCGCGAGCCAAGCGCCTCCGATCTGCGATCGAGGCCATCGACGCCGAACTCGCGAAGTACCCGGAGGCCGCGTGAACCGACCCGGCGACGCCGAACGCCCGTATACGCCGAGCGACTACCGCACGAATCGGGACATCCGAAACGTAGGGTACGACCGGCTACGTGCGCACGGCGTCCCGGCCGAACGCGCCCGCGAGGTATCGGCGCGATCGGTGGACAAGCTCCTCCGCGACCAGGATCGCAACTGCGGCGGATCCGGCAAACTGGCCCACGCGACGGTCGAGACGACCAACCCCTTTCGAGTCCCCTTCGACTTCGAGAAGTGACCCCAACACGGCGCGAGCCGAGAGGTAGCAGCCCATGCCATCCAGTACCCGACACGGCAATAAAGCCGGCCACGCCTATTTCAAGATCGTGCAGTGGCTCACCGGTGGCGTCGACCCCGACGCGACCTCTCCCTATTGGGACACCACGTCGACAGGCGTGCGTCAGTACCTCAAGGACAACGTCGCGAGCGCGTACGAATTCTTCGAGGGCGCGAACAGCTACCTGAAGTTCGTCACGACGAACAGCGCCGAACAGGTCGTGTTTGGCAAGCCGATCGCGCTCGCCGGCACCGCGTCGTTCGAGGGGCTTCGCACCTCGAGCGCGAGCGCGGCGGCCATCACGGCAGCGCGTGCGCTGACCCTTGCGGACGCGGGCGGCGTGTTCTCTGTGTCGCAGGCCGCCGCCTATGATATCGACCTGCCGAGCCCCACCACGGGGCCGGGTTGTCGATACACGTTTTACCTCACGGCCCCCGGCGCCAACAACGTCACGATCACGGTGCTCGGCGGTGCGGCTACGTTCGTCGGCACGATCGTAAACGACGTGACCAGCGTGATCCCCGCGACCGGCTCGACGCTCACGTTCGCGACGGGCGCGTCCATCCTCGGCGACTCGATTGAAATCGTTTCGATCTCGACCAGCCTCTACCTCGTGCGCGCCGTGTCCTCGGCCGCGAGCTCGATCACGATCGCGTAGTTCCTTCACCCTTCCAGGAGACACCACCATGGCTTTCAAGCTTGCACAGTTCAGCACCGCCGAGGGCGCCGAGCACGAGAACACCACGACGATCGGGAGCATCGCAAAGAAGACGTTCGCGATCGGCGAACTCATGCCGGGCAAGGTCTACGGGTTCGAGTGCGGCGTCGTCGTCAACGACAACAACAGCACGGACACACTGACCCTCGGCCTGACGTTCGGCACGAACGCGACGACTCCGGGCAGCAACACGGCGATCGCTTCTGGCGGCGCGGTCGACGTCGCGGACGCTGACGTCGGCATGGTGCGCGGCACCATCCACGTGCAGAGCGCGACCCGCTACGTGTTCCATGTCGACATCGCGGATCCCGATGCGGTCGGCACGATCACGCTCGACAACCACGGCCCGGTGCTCTTCACGGCGGTTGCCAATACGGCGTACACGTTGGACGTGTCCGCCGATTGGAGCGTCACGCACGCAGACAACGAAGTCGCGGCCATGTCCTTCGCCGTGTGGGAAATCGTCTAGCCGATGGCGATCGACACGCCATACCGCACACGCTTCGAGGGGCCGACGCTGATTGAGCGCGGCCGCTCGCAGTTGCTGCAATGCCGTGTCTATGGCGCCACGGGCGGGGCCCTCTCGGCTCCGTCCGCTGGCACCGTGACGATCTACGATCAGAGCAACACGGCGCAGGTATCGGCTGCGGCGGTGACCATCACCGGATCGATCGCGACCTACACCTACGCGCCCGCATCGACGCTCACCCTTGCGGAAGGGTGGCGCGTCGAATGGGCGCTCACGATGGGCGACCTGAACATCCACACGTACCGCAACGAGGCGGTGCTGGTCCGCTGCATCCCGCACCCGAACGTCACCGAGGCCGACATCTACCAGCGGTGCTCGGCGCTGAACCCGAGCGGCACAACGCCGATCACGACCAGCACGGACATGGCCGATCAGATCGACGCGGCGTGGACGATCATCAGTAACCGGCTTTTGAACGCAGGTAACCGGACCAACCTGATCCTGTCCCCGGCGGTGTTGCGCGAGCCCATGATCCTGCTCACCCTCGCGTTGAAATTCGAGGACCTACGCACGCGACTCAACACCGCGTACTCCGAGCTCGCCGCCGACTACCGCAACCAGTTCGAGGCCGAGTGGGGCCGGTTGAAGTTCACCTACGACATGGGCGACGATGGGCGCTCTGACGGCCCCGGTCGTCGCTCGGGCGTGGCGTCCATGTGGCTCACGTCGCGCGGCCAGGTCACGCCCGCTCGGCGGTTCCCGTGAGCGTGCTCGCCGTCGCCGTAGTTCGCCAGCGCGTCGCCGCATTGGTTGAGGCGGTCGGGTCTCCGTTCGCGGCGCACGAGTCGCGATGGGATCTCGTGTCCGGCGTCGAGCCCGGCCAGTTCGCTCATGGCGCGTTTGCCGTCGCGGTCGGGTCGACGGCGTTCGAGTCCGAGATCGAATCCTCGCGGCGCACACGTGGCACGGGCGGCGGAATGGTCCGCACGGCGCTGGCGATCCGGTGGCTCTGGTTCCTGCGCGCAGAGGCATACGTGGCCGACTACGACCTCGCTCTAGCGGGCGAGGCGGCAATCGTGAAGGCCCTCGCGGCGCACGTCTCGGCGAACCTCCGAGTCTCGATCCTGTCGATGACGCGCGAGGTCGTCGGGGACGGGCTCTGGCTCCGCGGCGAGATTGTTCTACGCACCGATCACACCCTCGCACTCTCCTAGAAGGAGCCTCCCATGGCCGTTAGCACGGTAATAAAAAACTTCACGGACGGCAAAGTCACCCTGACCGACGCGACGGGTACGCCGATCGTGTGCGAGGCGACGTACAGCAACGGCGACTTCGGCGTCTCCGGCCTCTCCGACACGTGGAAAGAAGTCACCGCGTACGAATCGCGCGGGACGTTCAACGTGCTGCGCCACACGACGCGCACGTATCCGTCGGGCTCGTTCAGCGTGAAGATCGCGGAGTTCACGAACGCCGCGACGAATGTGATCACGGACGCGATCCTGAAGAATGGCGCGTGGGCAGCGGCAACGAGCACGTATGGGACGGGGCTTCCGTACCTGCTGAAACTCACGTTTACGATGGAGGGTACGGACTTCGGGGATTCTGCCGACCACTCGGCGGTGTTCACGAATTGCCGATGCACCGTCGATATCAGCGAGGGCGACCCGAACACCGCGACCGTGAATTGGACGTGCTACGGGACGTCTACCGGGGACCTTGCCCCCGTCGCGCCATAGTTTCACCAGGAGAGGACTGCGATGCAAGTACAACTTACGGGGTCCAAGGGCCCCCAGACGATCACCCTCGTACCGCCCGCGTCCATGACGCTGCGGTTCGATCTCTGTTCAGCGTCGGGCTCGCCGTTGCGCGTGTTCGCCGCTGCTCTGGCGGCGTGCTGGCCGTCGTACGCAACGAAGAACAAGGGCGCGACGTTCGCGGCATCGGGCCACAACGTCCTCGAGTACGGCGGCCGCGCGGCCGACTGGATGCAAGAGGCCGGGGTATCGCCAGCGGACATCATGCGCGCCGGCAATGTGGCGCGGGACATGATCCTCGAATCGCTGCCGGGTCCGGCGGAGGTCGAGGAGGTCGCAAAAAACTCCGAGGCACAGGAGGACCCAGAACCATAAGCGTTGACCTCGCCGTCCTGCACATCGAGCGCGCGTGGCACAAGTTCCCTGGCTGGTTCGCGCGTCAGGCGCGGGAGACGCAGATGCTGTTACTCGCGCAACATCAGATCGAGAACAGCCCACCGCCCGCGAAGGTGGCGCCAAAAGTGCGGCGGTGACTACTCGCGCGCCATCGCCGCCAGCGCCTCGCGCACGACTGCCGATCGCGATTCGCCCCGATCCTCGGCGAGCCGATCGAGTAGCGCCCGAGTCGGCGTGTCGAGCCGCACCGTCACGGGTGCGGCCCGGTCCGCCCCTTCGCACGGCCTGCCTGCCCCCTGGCGCCGCCCGCCCTTCACGCGGCGCACGCGACATCGTAGCGCGCGCCAACGAAGCGCGGGAAGCGCGGGAGGCCCTTGCTCGTGAGTCCGTCGTAGCGATACGTGATGACGGCCCCGATCGCGGGCGGGTTGCGGCGGATCCGGGCGGTCAGACCGGAGCCAACGCGGAATGTCACACCGTCGCGCGAGACGAGCAGGACAAGCCCCCCCGCCTTCCCGGCGATGTGGCCGACAACGACCGCCTCGGCATCGGCGAACCGCTTGCACTTCCACGCGGTGAAGCCGTCCGGGCGGTAGTGGGCGGACATTGGGTCGCGAATCACAAGGCCCTCGCCACCCTCGGCGGTGATGGCATCGAGGCGCGCCTCGAGGTCGGCAGCGTCGCGAACGACCCACGTAGGCGCGCCGAATGCGTAGGCCGTCGCGATCGTGGCGACGACTGCGAGCCGCTCGACGTAGGGCAGATCGGACGGCGCGTCGAACACGACGTAGCGGAGGGCCTGCCATGCGTCGCCGCCGTCCGCGCGCCGAGCGATGCCGGACGCGACATCGAACGCGCCGCGACCGGCCCACAACTCGCCATCAAGCGCATGCGCCGGGAGTCCGGCGGTGAACCACGCGGGCGCCGCGAGGACGACGCCATCACGCGACGTCAGGCACGCGCCGTCCCACGTAGCGCGTACGCCGTCGTACTTCTCCGAGCCGATGGCCCCGCTCGGGTCAGCACCGCCGTATACTCCGACCATCATGATGTTGCGTTCCATGTTCAGAATGTAGCATACACAATCAACGACCGCAAGGGGGACGCGCGATGACTGGCGATATCAAGCGTTCCAAGAGCTTAGAGGCGATGGTCGATCGGCTGATGGACTCGGGGCCGGCGTTGGCGCGCGTGATGACCAAGAGCGCCGAGGATGTCGCGAAGAACGCGCGATATCTGTGGCCGTACGGCGTGCGAAAATACAAGAGCACCCGCCCACACTCACGCGACATGATCCGAGTGTCGACGGGCACGGTGAGCGGCGGCGAGATCGTGTCGTTCGTGGAAATCAAGGTAGACTATGCGTTCTATATCAAATCGTGGAAGAACGGACTGAACGGAAAATCCCCGTGGCAGGAACTTCTCCGCAAGCCCGGCATCGCCGAGGGTAAGCGGCTCGGCGCCGTACTCGCCGAGGAACTCGCAGAGATCGCAGGGGGCGGCCGTGGCTGAAGAAAAAGTAAAGCTGACGTTTGAGGCGGACGTCGCCAGCTTCAAAAAGACGGTTCAGCAGATCCCAGGGATCACGCAGAAAGAAGTTGACAAGATGGTCAACAACTACACGAAGGGCCTGAAGAAGATCGACACGTCGACGGTCAACACGGCCAAGGGCGCAAAGAAGCTCGCCGACGCGCTCGGGTTCGGCGACAAGGCCGGCAAGATCGAGAACCTCGCGGACTCCATCGGGCTCATCGGTCCGGCGGGGATCGCGGGCGCGGCGGGTCTCGCGGCCGTGGCAGTGTCGGTCGGCGGCGTTCTGGCGGTCGCCGCTGGAGTCAAGGCTTTTGCGGAGTACGTGAGCGCCGCGACGGCCGAAACGGAGAAGCTCGCGCGACCGCTGGCCCTGATCTCGGGCATGGAGATTATCAGCGCCGGGTCGATCGCGGCGGCGGCGGAATACCAGTTGCAGTTGTCGACGCTCGACACGGTATCATCAGGGTTCGCGCAGGTGCTCGTCGACGAGATGAGCCCGGCGATGTCGAACGCGGCGGCCATCGCGACGGGCGCGTCGATCGAGATGCTCCAACTTGCGAAGTCGACGCAGACGGCAACGGACGCTTTCACGGCCGCTTACCCCGTAGTCTCCGACATGCTCGCAGAACTCGCGTCGACGGTCGCGATCGGCGGCACGGGTCAGGCGATGATCGGGCTGGCGAACGATCTTGGCGTGGCTACCGGCGCGTGGGAGCACTTCGCCGAGGTCGGGCATGGAGCGACGAAGGCGATCGTCGACGACAAGATCGCGCTCGACGATTGGGAAGCCGCAAAGAAGCGCAACGACAAAGCCGACGACGCGCTGCTAGAAAAGACAAAGCGCGTCAACGAGGCGATCGGCCGCGAGCAGGTCGCCGCGCTGAAGGCTGTGGAGGCCGAATGGGGCCGCCACGTCGACGCGATCAACAAGATGATCGACGCTGGCTACGCGGACCGCGTGCGCGACGAGACCGCGGATTGGTACGCAAGACTCGATGCCGTCGACGCCGCCACCAAGAAGACGGCTGACATGTGGTCGGAGTTGGACACGCTGATTGATCGTGAGGATACGTTAACGACGAGCACGGACAGGGTAAACGACGCGCTCGGCGCTCAAGCCCAATTGACCGGCGGGCAACTCGTCGACGCGTTCGGCGGCGCACTCGATGTCGTGTCGACGCTGACCGATGCCGTCGACACGCTCGCAGCGGCGGAACAGGCGCGACACGAGCAGGCGATCGAAGGACTGCGCGACGAACGCGCGGGCATGATCGAAAAGTACAAGGCCGCCGGCACGCTGTACACGGCCGATGCGCAGGCCGCGATCAAGGGCCAAACCGACAAGATCAAGGCCGAGCGTAAAGCGGCCAAACAGGCATACGCCGCACAGAAGGCGATGGCGATCACGGGCATCGCAATCAGCAGCGCACAAGCCGCGATCGCGATGCTGGCGAATCCGGCGATCGCGCTCATCCCGCCGCCCGGCAACGTGCTGGCTGCCGCGGGCATCGCCGCCGCCGCGGGCCTCGCGCAGACCGCCGCCGTACTCGCGACCCCCGCACCGAAGTTCCACGGCGGGCGCGCGGCCCCGGACGAAACCCCCGCGACCCTGACGAAAACGGAGTCAGTCCTCACGGGCCGAGGGACCGCCGCAGTGGGAGGCGCAGCGGGCGTAAATGCGCTAAACTCCGGTCAGACGATGGGCGGCCCGGTGACGGTGTACCTCGGGATCGGCCAGCGGCAAGCGGAGCAGATCGTGCAGGACGGATTGAACACCTCGGCGCTCACGATGCGGATCGCAAAGCCTGACCCGCTCGGGGCTGGGCGCTACGGGGCCACGCGATGAGCTTCTACGACCATCCCCGGCGCGGTGTAGGCATCCCTGACACTCGGTTCAGCCCCGCCAACGAGGTCACCGCCGATGCCATCGGCGACGAGTCTGGACCACGCGCGGGTGGACTCGCCGAACCTGACAGCGCGTCGGCCCGGTTGGCCGTCGAGGCGACCGGCGACCAAGACACGGACCTCGTGTTGCAGGTCGAGCAGGGCGGGCACCCGACGCTGGGTGCTGGCGCGCGTGTGAGCTACCGCACGAGCTCCGAGGCGGCGACGGCGCGACGCGGGTGGAACGCGCCGAACCTGATCACGGGCTGGACGGCGGCAGACTACTCCACGACGGCGAACACGATGGTTTGCGCGCTCGCGATGGGCAACGGGCAGATCCTCGTGGCGTACCGGGCCGGATCGACGACGGCGTACTTCCAGACGTACACGCCCGATACGGACACGTGGAGCGGTACGATCGCGTTCCCGTCGACCGTGTCGTCGACCGGCGCGATCCTGATGACTCAACTTCCCGAAGGGAGCATCATCGTAGCGTTTCGATCGGGGTCTAACGGCGAATGGGAGGCGTATCGCTACAGCATTGCCGACGCGGTGTCTGGCGGGTCATGGGAGTTCCACGGCCAGAACATGCTGGACAGCGTCCCCGGAACGCTCGCCACAAGTTCGAAGATGATCGTAATGCCGACCGGCGAGATCGCGATATTCTACGGTTACAGCAACGCGCTGTGGCAGTATGCCAGCATGACGTCGGGCGCGACGTTTACGCGCGTGGCCGCAGGCACTCCAACGGCGGCCACGCGCTCGGATGCGGTGCTCACCGCGTCGGGCAAGATCATCGTGGTGGCTGCCGTCGGTACCGTGCCGACATCGTATACGCTCGGGAGCCCATGGACGCCTTATTCGTCGGTGACGGGCGTAACGATCGCGGCTGGGTTTACGACGCAGGTAGAGGACCAGTGGCTCGCCGCCGACCCGAACGGCAGGGTCTACTGGTTTGGCCGCGCTACCGCTGACGACGCGATCCGGTACGCCTATACCGATGACGATGGCGCGACGTGGTCGGCGTCTACGACCTCGGCATGCGTCATGCAAAACGGCGACGCGAACACCTACGCGACCGGCGGGCAGGCGGTTCACACGGGGGGCGCGGTGTGGCTGTGCCACCAGTTCTCCGATTCGGTCGCTACGCAGGACGCTAGTGTCTGCCTGATGAAGCTCGGCGGGTGGTCATCCATCCAGATGCGGACGACGGGGACGGACTACGATGACCCGCCAAGCGCGGGGATCTCGCTCGGCGGTATCGAGGGATCCGTCCTCCTCCCGATCGGCCTGCCGGTCAACACGACCGGATTCACCACAGCCGGGACGGCGGGCAACTTCACGCTGTCCGGTGGCCGCAACATGATCACGTGCGCCGCGTCGACGGCGTACTTCTACCCGGTGACGCCAGCGGCGGGGGATGCCGCGTTCGTGCAGTTCCGAATCGCGGTCACCGCCGGCACCTCGGAAACGACGCACCAGACGGGCGCGAAGATCCGGCTAACGTCTGGCGCAAACGACTACGAGATCGGCGTGTACATCACGACTACGAAGATCGCAGTCTACGACGTGATCGGCATCGCAGCACTGACCACATCCGTCACGCCGCCTACCGCGCCGTCCTCGGATACGGACGTATTCATCTATTTCCGGCCCAACGCCGTGCTATTCGTGGCGTACAAAAAGCCGGGCGATTCGACGTGGACGGAGGTGTTCGACGGCGCGGGGACTACTGCCGTGGCGACGACGGGATCGCGGTACATCCAGATCGGCGCATCGGCGGTAGCGACGACATCGACGCAGGGATACCGCTACGTGTGGATGCTCTCGTTCCCGTACACCCTCGGCGACAAGCCGTGGTTCTCGGCATCGTCATCCTCCGCCGGCAACACGCCTGTCGGCCGCCTGCTCACGAGCCGCCCCGCAGCCATCGACAAGCGCAGCGCGTACGGCCGCCGCCAGACCTACCTGCGCGCGAAGGACGGGCCGGGCCGGGTGACGGACACGTTCCAGGCTCGCGTGCGCGCAGACTACCCGCGCGAGGCCGTGATGTGGCAGCACGCGCCGAGCCCGCGCACGGCGTACAAAACGACCGAAGCGACTACGGGCATGGCGATGGCGTGGCAGCCCGCCGTCGGGGTCAACACGAGCCTCGGGAGCCCGTGCATTTTCATGGCGGTGTTGAACACGAACGTACCGATTCACCAGCTGTACGGCGACCCCGACGACGGAGGCGGCTACGACCTGATCGGCACGCTCACCCTGACGACGGGATTCTCCGGCCTGACGTACGCGCGGACCGGCAACGTGATCCGCATCAACGGCGGCACGAAGGGATCGCGCTACGTGTGGGAGGGCGAGTTTGTCGGCGCGTCGATCAACCTCGCGGGGGTCGCGCGCCGCATCGATCGACACACGAGCGGCGTCTGGAACACGACGGGACGCTACGTCGAGATCGTGTTGGCGACCACGGGAGACGGCGCGTATACTGGCGCCGAAGCCGCATCGGGCACGTGCTCGATCATCGCTCACAGCGGAGTGGTCGTGATCCCCGACGTGAACGCGGCGACGTACAAAAAGTTCAAATGGGTAGCGGCGGGCGCGCAGGTCGTAACGGACTCGGCCTATCGTACCGGCCAGGTGCTGATCGGCCCCGTCGAGGTGTTTGGACAGCAGTGGGATTGGGGCTGGTCGCATGACTACTCCGTCCCCGTCGCCGACACCGAAACGCGCCCCGGCGTGGTGAGGCGATCGGCGCTCGGGCCTGCCGGATGCGAGTGGTCGATCGGCTGGACGGAGGGCGTGGACCAACTACAGGCGCGTCTGGCGTCCACGACGGTCGTTCCGAATCACCTCGCCGCGGGTGCGGTCGAGGCGACGTCACACCCCGAAGCAACCTCCGGCGACGTGCCTTTCAAACTCGCCGGACTGCTCGAAAAAACGCGCGGGGGCGAGGTGCCCGTTGTGGTGCTGCCGAAGCTGCCGACGACGGCAGCCAGCATCACGGACCCAACGCTCTTCCTGTATGGTAGGATGGCGCCCACGGTGCGGATCGAGAACATCCAAGGCAACGAGGGTGAGGATGAAATGTACCGCGTGAGTTCCATCCCCGTGACGAGGATCACATGATGATGATCATGATGTTGATCGCGTGCGCCGAATCTGTGTGCATCAGCGTGTCGTCACCGATCGACCGTCCGTGTCTGATCACGATCGACGGGTCGCCGCAGGAGATCAGCGTAGGATGCGATACAATGGTGTGCGTCGCGGACGGGGATCATGTTGAATTGGACCCCGTCGAAGACATCCCATGAGCCGTAGTTTCGTCACCCACAACGAAACGATCGGCCGCCGCATTCACTGGCTCGTGGACGTGGAGATCGGAGGCTACGTCTACCGCGCGTCGGATGAGGACGTCGAGGTCGACGACGCGAACGGCAACTCCTACACGTACACCGCAGGACTCGGCAACCTCTCGGTGCGGGTGACGACGGAGGGCGTAGACGGCGTGTCGGTGACGCTGTCCGCCGACGTGCAAGGATCGGCAGAGGGATGGCCGTCAGTGCTGCCGAACGCGCCAACGGGATGCCCCGCGACGGTGCGCCGGTGGGTCGAGGGCCAGACGATCGACGAGGCGCGGATCATCGTGAGCGGCGAGATCGTGAGCGCGACCTACGACGGCGCCGACGACCCGATCGACCTCCAAATCAAGTGGCGCGAAAACACGCCGTCGCCGGTGCCTCCGGTGCAGGCGCAGATCAGCGCTGCGACGTGGCCGCTTACCGCATCGTACGCGCCTGACAACGCAGTCCTCGGCGCGTGCTATCCGCTCGTGTTCGGTCAGCCTGGTTACCGCGATGACATGCCGTGGGGGGCTACGGTCGTAGCGGCCTACTCGACACCTGCGTACCTCGCGCAGCACAGCGGCGGCGTGGTGTCCTACTCGGGGTGCCGGATCGTGCTCGGGTGGATTCCGCCGGGACTCGCCTACCACGCGTCGACCGTCCACGTGTTCCGCGAGCACGACGACACGACGAGCTCTACGGGCCGGGGCTACGCGGTGCAGTC